CAGAATATTTACCAATACTATGAAACTTCCCATCAAAAATTTCATGCATAACATCAGTCATGGCCCGAGAAAATGGCGCCATGAATGCATGAATTCGAGGGTCAAGATTAATTATCGCCCTAGGTTTCATAGTAATTACACCGTTACAATCCTTGTCAACAGGAAGCGTTTCATTCCATTTCAATGTTATTGTTTTTGTGTGTTTTTTCAAATTCCCTTCTTTCACCTTCTGATAAGCAGCCAAAATGCGTTTACCTCGCTGACCCATCAAATCTGCACATTCTTCAACAGTCAATAAATGATCGACCCAATTATATATGAGTTTCTCATAGATATTTTGTAGTGAATGCCAATTGTCAAATCTAACCGCAAAAGGGGGAAAACCGACAAAAGGATCATTATGGGTACGCCATAAAGCACTAGCCAACAAATTACGGGCATTATTGGCAGGTTGCCAAAGAAGACCGTTAGTGATCAAAATAGGGAACATAGTATTGTTGCCTCCACCAGGCAAACAATCCAGTGCATCTTCAATCTTCATGGTTGTCAATCCAATCCTGATAGACACATTTCCGCGGAAATTCCTCGGACCATTGACGGCCGAAGTAGTGTATGGAGAAAGTTGGAGACCAACGGGCAATGGCTCCAAACCAGACTCCTCACCACCTCGAATTCCTAGGTTATAACGATCCATGAATGTTGAAAATAAAGAGCGCCCACTTGTGCACCAATTCCACATTCCGTGTAAAGGTACAGTTATGAGCATAGCAGCACCCCCAAAGTAAAAATAGGAAGCGTAAGTGGCTCCATGAAAACACAGAGACACCCATCGGTCAAATCCTTGACCGCGGTACGCTTCCCATAATACAAAGGGAGAAGCCAAGAGCGGAAAGAAACACTTTGCCGGTTCTTCTACGAACGGTGCGATCATGGCCAGATCTCGCCCGAACCAAGAAAATCCCATCCGTTTCTTAACCAGCAAAACGCCCAAACCGACACCCAACAAGCCAGACATTCCAATTCCGAGACCCACATTCCGTGGGACAACAAAAAGGGACCCGTTACCGGGACTGACTTGGCGAGCGACAGTCAGACGATTCTCATCACGAGTGAACCATCGACGCAACATCGATAGTTCTGAAGCATGTTGATGACGGTCATAAAACAAACATGCTTTAACAGTATCATCAAAAACACGCGAATACACATCCGGAAAACGTTGCAACAAACTTGTCATTACCACATCGGCGTTGAAACAGCCAGTAACAGCTGAAACACACGCATCCATGGAAATACCGGAGGAACCGCGGACAGTAAATTTACGACCTATACTGCTTAGCGCATACACATGTACCCAGCGCTTATCCTCGTAACTAAAAAGGGACCAAAAAGAACGGGAAACCAAGGTACGTTCTTCCACAACACCAACCAAAGGTGTGAACCGCAAAAGGGGAGCAGAACCTTCGGTGGGAATAGAACAGCGCACAACCTGATACGGACCGCACACATCCAAAGGGCTAACATCAAGAATAGAAATAGATCTATCCATGATCCAATTAATATCAGGATGCTGTGTATAACAAGCTCCGTCAACTTCCGGTGAAAACACAATGAAGTCTTCGGAATCTCGATACCACACTCCCTCCTCTGGACAGACGCGATCAGCTCCGGCTTTGCCATAAAAAACGCGAGCACAAATGTACACCCGTTTCAATCTCGTCAAATTCACAATTTCCAAGACCCTCTCAGGAGTCAGACGCTCATTCGGCGAACCAAAATAAACGTCTTGGATAATAGCGAAATCACAATCATCACAATCCTCGACACGAGGGCTTAACGACCGAGCGGCATCACCAGCTACCGGATAAGGTTGATAAGAAACAAATTCAACACAAGAAGAATTAAATTTCTTATTACGACCACTACCACAGTAGTCAAGAACTTTCAGTTTTTCGACTTTAGGACCTTCTTTAAAAAGTACGTCAAGAACAAAACGGTCACGACTGACATGAGAAATGGCATGGCCATTATACGGAACCGGTTTCAACTCATGCTTCCAGCCTTTCTTCTTAACAAACTCTTGAGTTCTTTCGTCACTAGCGGATACCGTCAGTGAAACACTGAGCGAGTATGCACGCACATCACGAAAGTTTTTAACTTTCCTCTCTGGCTTCGGATCGGCCTCAACCGACCCTTGAGAGACTTTGTCATCTACAGTGGGAATCACCCACTGTCTCCTTACGTTCTTCTTCTTGCCGCGCGGAGCAGCGACAGAAGGGTTACCAACAGAATTCTGAG